GCTCGAGCAGCTTATCGCAATTGCTGGCGAACTTTCCGACGATGGAGGAACTCCTGGCGGAGAGGGAACGGCGCCGGAAGAACCTGCACAACAGGATGTTCCCGGACACGGGGAGCCTGCGCCGTGAGCTCTACCCGCGCCACCTCGAGTTCTTTGCCGCCGGCACCCAATACCGTGAGCGGTGCTTCATGGCGGGCAACCGCGTCGGGAAGACCGTGGCCGGCGGCTACGAGCTCGTCTGCCACCTCACCGGCAACTACCCCCACTGGTGGGCCGGCCGCCGCTTCGACAAGCCCGTCGTCGCGACCGCCGCGGGCGACACGGCCAAGACCACCCGCGACATCATTCAGGGGAAGCTTCTCGGCCCCGTCCATGACCTCGGCACCGGCCTGGTCCCCGGCGGCGCCATCGTGGACAAGCGCCCCAAGACCGGCGTGCCCGACGCCTTCGAGGTCGTCTACGTCCAGCACGTCGCCGGCGGCGTCTCAACCCTCTTCCTCAAGTCCTACGACCAGCGCCGGCAGGCGTTTCAGGGCGATGAGATGGACTACGTATGGCTAGACGAGGAGCCGCCGCTCGACATCTACACGGAGTGCCTGCTCCGCACCATGACGACCGACGGGCTCGTCGTGCTCACCTTCACGCCGCTCATGGGGATGTCTGATGTCGTTATGTCGTTTTTGGAGGACGGCCGGCTGCCTGGTCGCGTTGACCTGGACCCTGGCGTGCGCGCCCACGGGGACCCGGCATGAGGCCTTCCAACCCGTCTTCCACCTGCCCCCGGTCCACGTCGACCCCGACACCTCCCGCGACGGTGGCCCCGCGTGGGAACGCCCCTGGGTCGCGCCGAGCCTGTACGTCGGCCTCGAGGAGTGCGACTATTACGACTGCTACCTGGCCGAGGTCCACCCGATGAACAAGTTCGTGGTCATGGCGACCTGGGACGACGTCCCCCACCTGTCCGCCAAGCAGAAGGCGGAGCTGCTCGCCAGCATCCCGCCGTTCCAGCGCGACGCCCGCTCCAAGGGCATCCCGCAGCTCGGCGCCGGCGCCATCCTCCCCATCCCCGAGGACGACTACAAGGTCCTGGACTTTCCGGTGCCCGCGCACTGGTTCAAGAACTTCGGCATGGACGTGGGCTGGAACTGGACCGCCGCGGCGCACATTGCCCATGACCGCGACACGGACGTCATGTACGTCTACCGCACCTACAAGCGCGGTGAGGTGGAGCCCACGGTCCACGCCAAGGCCATCAAGGCCCCGGGCGACTGGATTCCGGGCGCCATCGACCCCGCCGCCAACGGCCGCAGCCAGGTGGACGGCAAGAAGGTCATCGACATCTACCTCGACGAGGGCCTGAACCTGGTGAACGCCAACAACGCCGTCGAGGCGGGCCTGCTCGAGATGTGGCAGCGGCTCGCGACCGGCCGCCTGAAGGTGTTCGCGTCCTGCAGCGACTGGTTCGCCGAGGCGCGCCTCTACCGCCGCGACGAGAAGGGCAAGGTTGTCAAGAAGAACGACCATCTGATGGACGCCACCCGCTACGCCATCATGGGCGCCTTGGAAATTGCGACGAACCTGGCCCCGGTCAAGGACAACGATGACGACGGCACCCCGGGCCTGTACATGCCGTCCTCCAACAGCTGGATGGGCGCGTGAGCAACCAGGTTCGTGACGAGAAGGACGCCGTCGCGCTGTTCGAGGACGCCTTCAAGAAGTCGGAGGACTTCTTCAGCGACATCCGCAAGAACTACGAGGACGACAACTCGTTCTCGCACGGTGACATGTGGCCCACCGACGTTAAGAACGAGCGGGCCGCGGACAGCAAGCGCCCCATGCTCGTCGTGAACAAGATTGACCCGAACGTGCGCCGCATCGTCAACGAGGCCAAGCAGCAGAAGCTGGCCATCAACGTCAAGCCGGTCGGGGACGACGGTGACCCGGACGTGGCCGAGGCCCACCTGCACCTCATCCGCGACGTCGAGTACCAGTCCAACGCCCGCTTCGCCTACATGTGGGCGTTCGAGTGCGCCGTCCGCGCGGGCTTCGGCTTCTTCCGCGTCGACACCGAGTACGAGGACTTCGACTCCTTCCAGCAGGTCGCCCGCGTCCGCCGCATCCGCAACCCCCTGTCCGTGATGTGGGACCCCGACTCCCACGAGGTGGACGGCAGCGACGCCCGCATCGTGTCCATCGTGGACGAAATCTCCGAGGCCGCCGCCGAGCGCCTGGGGGTCCGGCCCAAGGACTCCCTGCCCCAGGGCGAGCGCATGAAGGTCTGGCGGAACGGCGACGGCATCCGGGTCGGTGAGCTGTTCTGGATTGAGGACGTCGACGACCGCCTCTACCAGCTGGCCGACGGCAAGAAGTTCCTCGGCTCCAGCGTTGACCAGATGATTCTGGCGAACCTCAAGGCGTCCGGCCTCATCAAGGCGGACCGCAAGACCTGCCGGCCGGTGGCCAAGTGGGCCAAGCTCTGCGCCGGCAAGCTCATCCAGGGCGAGTACAGCGACCAGCCCATCCAGGAGCTGAACACCCGCTTCATCCCCGTCGTCCCCATCTGGGGCCGTGAGTCCTTCGTGGACGGCAAGCTCGACTTCCGCGGCATCACGCGCAACTCCAAGGACGCCAACCGCATGTACAACTACATGTCGTCCAAGATGGTGGAGCGCATCGCCCTGGCACCCATCGCCCCCTGGGTCGCGGCCGAGGGCCAGACGGAGCCCTACCAGAAGTTCTGGAAGGAAGCCAACGTCAAGAACATCCCGGTCCTGCTGTACAAGCCCAAGACCCTGGGCGGCCAGCTGCTCCCGCCGCCCCAGCGCGCGGACCACTCCTCCGGCGACCCGACCATCGAGCGCTACATGATGGTCGCGTCCGAGGACGTCAAGACCACCTCCAGCCTCTACGACCCCTCCCTGGGCGCGCAGTCGAACGAGACCAGCGGCAAGGCCATCCTGGCCCGCCAGGCCCAGGGCAACATCGCCACCTACGACTTCATCGACAACGCCTCCATGTCCCTGAAGCACGCCGGCCGCATCCTGGTCGACCTGCACTGCCACATCATCGACACCCCCTACGCCCTCCGGGTCCTGGGCGAGGACGGCGTGGCCAAGGTCATCAAAATCAACCAGGAATTTAAGGACGAAAAGAGCGGGGAGACCAAGTTCCTCGACCTCAACACCGGCAAGTATGGCATCGAGGTGGACGTGGGCGCCGGCGACCAGACCCGCCGAGAGCAGGCCGTCGAGAAGCTCTCGAACATCATCGGGGCCAACCCGCAGGCCGGCGCGCTCCTCATGGACGTGCTGGTCGAGAACATGGACATCAAGAACCGCGACAAGGTTGCCAAGCGGTTCAAGGCCACCCTGCCCCCCGAGGTCATCGCCGCCGAGGAGGGCGAGGAGAAGGACAACCCCGAGCTCGACGCGTTCGAGAAGCACGCCGAGGGCATCATCAACGAGCTCAAGGCCCAGCTGGACGAGGTGTCCGCCAAGGCCAAGGAGCTCGAAATAGCCCAGAAGAACAAGGACGGCGAGCTCCAGCTCAAGTCCCGTGAGCTGGACATCAAGGAGCAGGAATCCCGCGCCAAGGTCGAGCTTGAAATTGCCAAGGCGGAGGCGCAAGGCCTCAACGCCGAGAAGGCCGAGGGCAGCGTCGTGGACGCCCTGACCCAGGAAATTCAGGCGACAAAGCAGCAGGTCATGCACCTGATTGACGCCGTCAACCAACTTGCCGAGATGGCCCTGCCGCCGTCCGGAAATGAACCCGCGACCCCGGATTTACCCCCGCCGGGACCCGCGAATGACCCGGGGGCCGGTACGATGCCCGATGCATCGGCACAATCCGTTGGAGACCCCAATGTCCAGTGAAAATCAGGATAATCAGCAGCCCGTGCTCCCCGAAACCCCGGCCCCTGAGAAGGAAGCCGCGGAAAAGGTCAACGAACAACCCGAGAAGGAGAACAAGTCGGCCCCCGCGGAGGGGGAAAAAGGCAAGGAAAACGACGGGGAAAAGAAGCCCGAGGAGCCGGCGCGTCCCAAGCGCAACCGCTACCAGGAGCGTCTCAGCGAAATTACGGCCCAGCGCCGGCACGCCGAGAAGGACGCCAGCGGTACGCGCGAACTAATCCGCGAAATTACCGGCGAGGAACCCCCGAAGCCCTCGGACTTCAAAACCGAGGACGAGTACCGGGCGGCCATGGCGGAACTCCGCCAGAAGCTGGCCCCGTACAAGGCGATGGAGGACAAGACCACCCGCACGCTGTCCAAGCTGGACCAGGAGTACATGAATACCCTGACCGACGCCTGGAGCACGCGTGTCGCGGAGGTCACCAAGGAGTTCACCGACTGGCAGGCCGTCGTTTCGGCCGCCAAGGTGGACCTCACCCCCGAGCTTACCATGGCCATCATGGAGAGCGACGTGGGCCCCCAAATCGCCTACCACCTTGCCAAGAACCCCGACGAGGCGCATGAAATCGCGTCGCTCTCCCCCATCGGCCAAGCACGGCGGATCGGGCAGCTGGAGTCCAAAATCCTCACGGGGGGGATTAAACCCCCGGAAGTTCCCGTGTCCAAGGCCAAGCCCCCCGTGGCGCCGGTCAAGGGTGACGGGGCCAAGTCGAAACCCGACCTCGGTGCAAACATGTCGCTGGAAGAGTACCGGCGCGCCCGCGGCCTCATCAAGTAAGGATTTATCATGTCCCAGACCCTTCTCAACACCGACCAGCTGACCAACGAGTCGCTGATGGAGTTCCACAATAACCTGGTGCTCGGCCGCTCGGTCGACCGCCAGTACGACGACTACTTCGCCAAGAGCGGCGCCAAAATCGGCGACACCCTGCGCGTGCGCGAGCCCGTGCGGATGACGTCGGCCTCGGGCCGCACCCTCTCCGTGAACACCATCACCGAGAAAAAGAAGGACATCCTGGTCGCGACCCAGCGGCACGTGGCGTGGCCCTTCAACTCGTCCGACATGGCCCTCAGCCTGGACGAGTACTCCAAGCGGTACATCAAGCCCGCCATGGCGGAGCTCGCCAGCCAGGTCGACCTCGCGGGCTACGCGACCGCCTTTCCCGGCATCTACAACCACGTGGGCACCCCGGGCACCGACCCGAACACCCACAAGGTGTGGCTGCAGGCCAAGGCCAAGCTGAACCAGTACAGCGTCCCGAAGGGGGATAAGCTGGTCGCCATCATGAACGAGGACGCCGAGGTGGAAACCGTCGACGCGCTCAAGGGCCTGTTCAACGCCTCGTCGGAAATCGACAAGCAGTACAAGAACGGCACCATGGGCCACGCGATGGGCCTGGACTTCAACATGTCCCAGAACGTGCC